GGTGGAGACCTTGTAAACGCAAACGCAGCGGCTGGTTACGCTCATACCACCAACCTTTTGGTTGAAAATGAGGACGATTATTACAACAATCAAGCAGACGATCTTCACTGGTACTTTGCTGCTAAGAACCCTGGTGCTTGGTCAAACCAAGTAAAAGTCGCAGTTATTGATAACTTCGCTGATCAGACTGTTACCCCTACACTTCAAACTGGCACCATTGCATCCAACGTGACCGTTGGTATGGGTGTTACTCAGCATCTAACAGGGAAAACTGTTGGATTGGGCACAGTGACTGATGCAACAGGCATCCTGAAAGGTATCGTTACTGCCAAGACTGCCACAACAATCGACATCCGAGTTGTTAGCACGGTTGTTGCAGGAACTGAAACTGTTGTTGATTATCAGCAAAATTCACAACGCGAATTCAAGACGGGTTCTCCCCTGAACTTCGTGAACAGTTCTGGAAACACTGTCGCCATGGGGCAGACAGCTACTACTGTTGACTGGTACAACTCCCAGAACATTTTGACCAGCGTCGCTGACGGTGGTACTGATTTGGTGACGTTGCCTTGGCGTTCGGTTCTGAACCGTCCTCAGACCAGCAACTACACTGCAAACCGTGATGGCAATAACGATGCCCTTCACGTCGTCGTGGTTGACGCTGGTGGTCAGGTAACTGGTGACGTAGGTTCCGTTCTGGAGAAGTTCGGTAACCTGTCTAAGTCCAGTGACGCTGAAGTTGCTGGTGGTCGTCAGATTTACTACAAGAATTACATTGCTGAGAACTCTGAGTTCCTCTGGGCAGGTGTTTCTCTAGTAAATGGAACTGACGCTTACAACAGCACTGGACCTATTGCTTCTGGATTTAGTGCTGGGTTTACGCCTGTCACATCTGGTGCTGGTGCATGGGGTCAGGAATCTAAGGACCTCAAGTTCAACCTCGTAGGTAATGTCAAGTACACCCTTCTGGGTGGTCTGGACTACACCGGTATCGGAGTGTTCGATGCACCTCTAGGAGATCTCCTAACTTCTTATAACAAGTTTGCCGATCCTGTGGACAGCGACATTCGCTTCCTCCTTCAGGGCGGTGCATTCAAAACTAAAGAAGAAGAGCAGGCAAAAGCAAACAAGATGATCCAAATCTGCGAACTGCGGAAGGATTGCATCGCGTTTATTTCGCCTTGCCGGAGTTCTCAAGTCAATGTAACTGAGTCTTCTGACAAACTGAAGAACACTCTTGAGTTCTTCTCACCCATTACCTCCAGTTCATACGCCGTCTTCGACTCTGGTTACCAGTACGTATACGACCGCTTCAATAAGCAGTTCGTCTACATGCCGATTTCTGCTGACATTGCTGGTCTTTGTGCACGGACTGACCGGGATAATTTCCCATGGTTCTCTCCTGCAGGTCAGGCACGTGGTGGTCTGAACTTTGCCATCAAACTGGCATTCAACCCAGGGCAAGATTCCCGAGATCAGCTCTATTCAAACCGGATCAACCCTGTCATCTCTCAACCTGGTGGCGGTATTATCCTGTTCGGAGACAAGACGGGTCTTTCCTTCGAGAGTGCGTTTGATCGCATCAACGTTCGTCGCCTCTTCATCACCCTGGAGAAAGCGATTGAGAACGCTGCTAAGTCTCAACTCTTTGAACTCAATGATGCTGGAACTCGTTCCAACTTCATCAACATTGTCGAACCTTTCCTCCGCGACGTGCAAGCGAAGCGTGGTCTAACCGACTTCCTGCTCGTCTGCGATGAGACGAACAACACCCCCGAGGCAATCGACCGCAATGAGTTTATTGCTGACATCTACCTCAAACCCGCCCGCTCGATCAACTTCATTGGTCTGACGTTTGTTGCTACCCGCACTGGCGTTAGCTTTAGCGAAGTCGTCGGCACCGTCTGATCAATAGGAGAATCAACTAATGGCTTTAGATAGGAACATTTTTTCCATACCAAACAACGAACGATCTATTGATTCGTTCAAGTCTCGTCTGACGGGCGGCGGTGCTCGCGCTAATCTCTTTGAGGTTGAGATGGACTTCCCTTCGGGAGTCGGCATCTTTGATGAAGACATCGAAGACACCACATACCGGATGATGATCAAGGGAGCACAACTCCCTGCATCAAACATCCAGGAAGTGATCGTCCCCTTCCGGGGTCGTCAACTCAAAGTTGCTGGGGATCGTCGTTTCGATCCTTGGACCATCACTGTAATCAACGATGGGGATTTCAAAATTCGCGAAGCATTTGAGCGGTGGTCAAACTTTATCACCAAAGTGTCTGATGGTTCTGGAACTGTCAACCCCAGTGAGTATTATGCTGACTGGACTGTGAACCAATTGGGTCGTGCAAGCACTGACCTCAATGTTCAGGGTAAGGACAACCCCGCACAACTTCCTGTACTGCGTCGCTACTCAATGAAGGGTTGCTGGCCTAGTGCTGTTGGTGCTGTTGAGTTGTCTTATGACTCTGCAGATACCATCGAAGAGTTCCAGGTTACACTGCAGGTTCAGTGGTGGGCTGCTTATGACGGCAATAACAGTGGTTCTGTGGTCTGATAAATATATCGATTAGACCAACTACCCTATTATTATGACCAAACTTTTTGGTTTTTCAATTGATGATGAATCAAAAAAGTCGAAAGGTGTAATCAGCCCTGTCGCTCCTAACAAGGAAGACGGATCTGATTACTACCTTTCTTCGGGTTTTTATGGACAGTATGTTGATATTGAAGGTGTCTTCAGGACCGAGTTCGATATCATCAAACGCTACAGGGATATGTCCCTGCATCCAGAATGCGACACTGCTGTAGAGCACGTAGTCAATGAGGCAATCGTCTCAGACCTAAATGATTCCCCCGTGGAAATTGACCTTGACAACCTTCAAGTCGGTCAATCTCTCAAGAATGTTATTCGTGATGAGTTCAAGAATGTAAAAGATCTTCTTGAATTTGATAAAAAGTCGCACGAAATTTTCCGCAACTGGTATGTGGATGGGCGACTGTACTACCACAAGGTAATCGACGTACAGAAACCTGACGAAGGTATCAAAGAAATTCGATATATCGACGCCCTCAAAATCAAGTTGATGAGGGTCAAACCTGCAGACAAGAGTAAAGGCATTCCTGACATGCCTATGCCTGACAACTCTGCAATTAGTGTTACCAAAGATACTAAGATTCAAGAATTTTATACTTACTACCCTGCAGGTGTAGCACAGAAGTATGGTTCTGTTGCAGGTAAGGGCGTACGAATCGCTAAGGATTCTATCTGCCATATCACCTCTGGTCTTATTGATCGCAATAAAAAACTTACTCTTTCTTACCTACACAAGGCAATCAAGGGTCTGAACCAACTACGGATGATCGAGGACTCCCTCGTTATCTACCGTTTGTCGCGTGCACCTGAACGTCGTATCTTCTACATCGACGTTGGCAACCTACCAAAGGTCAAGGCAGAACAGTATCTGCGTGACGTGATGAGTCGTTACCGGAACAAGTTGGTGTATGACGCTAACACTGGTGAGATCAAAGATGACAAGAAGTTCATGTCCATGTTGGAAGACTTCTGGTTGCCTCGCCGTGAAGGTGGTCGTGGAACAGAAATCACCACACTTCCTGGAGGTCAGAATCTAGGTGAACTTGCTGATATTGAATACTTCCAGAAGAAACTATATCGTTCATTGAACGTTCCTGAGTCTCGCATCGCTGGTGACAGTGGATTCAACATGGGTCGCTCTAGTGAGATCCTTCGTGACGAACTGATGTTTAGTAAGTTTGTGGGTCGTCTCCGCAAGCGTTTCTCTGCACTGTTCCTTGATCTACTGAAAACTCAGTTGATTCTCAAGAACATTGTTACTCCCGAAGATTGGGAGAAGATGGCAGAGCATATTCAGTTTGACTATCTGTATGACAATCACTTTGCAGAACTCAAAGAAACTGAGTTGATGAATGAAAGGTTGAACGTCATGGTTCAAATTGAACCTTACATCGGTACCTACTACTCACGTGATTATGTGAAGCGTAAGATCTTACGTCAGACCGACGAAGAGATTCTTGAAATGGAACAGGAGATGGAAGAGGAGAATGCAACAGGAGTAGGAGTGCCGTTAGAAACTCAAAATGCGATCATGCAAGGTCAGATTGAGAACGGTCAGATTGGCAATAATCAGAACGGTCAATCGGGCAAAGTCCCTACCGATCCTAAGGATGGAGATGCGCCCCTTCTAGATATCAAGAAAGCCAAGATATAAATAACCTTTAGCGTTTCTACTACTTCATAATGGATACTGATCAGCTTCTCGATATGATGGGTTCTAAGGAATCCACTCCCAGTGAAATTCATGATGCCATCAAAACTCTGTTGACTCAAAAGTCAGCAGACAAAGTTGGGGAAGTTACTCCTGCTGTTGCGGCAGGTATTTTTGGAGATACTTCAGGCGAAGATGCTCCAGCAAATGAAGTAGAGACTGAGACTGAAACTGAAACCGAAGAGGAGTCCGAGTGATGCAAGCACTGAAACTTGTAGCCGACCATGGTGAACTGTCAAGTAATGATGCAACCACGGTTGCGTCCAGTGCCATCACTATTCAAAGTGGTCTGTTATATCTGGCATGTAGTTCTGAGAAAAAAAGTGGACACATCTCTGTGTGTAACACTATCGCAGAAGCTGGCATCGGATCGTTTCATATCGAGAAAGGACAAGGTTTCCTCTATCGGTATGGTCACCCGGCACATGCCAAGATTACTGGTGTCACCAAAGGTACATCCACGGTCATGGCGATCGATTTTGTAGACACCAAAATCAAGGTAGGAGATTTCGTAACTATGACCGGCGCTGCTGTCGGTGCATACAACAGCACTTTGGCACACGTTGAAGTGACTGCGATTTCTGATCCTCAATCATATAATGCTTACTCTAAGACCATTACGGTCGATGCTAACACAGCATCATTAGGAGATTTTACTGGAACTGCAGAGATTTCTAAGTCCGTCATTGTGCGACTTGCTCCCGAAACTTCTGATGGTTGCACTATGCATGTACACGAGGTCAATCTAGCATGAAACTTATCTCAGAAGAAATTGAAGCAGTAGACATTCTTACCGAAGAAAAAGACGGTAAGAAAACTCTCTATATTCAAGGACCTTTCCTTCAAGCAGAAGTTGTAAACCGGAATAAGCGGTGCTATGGCCTCGGCACTATGGTCAAAGAGGTTGCTCGTTACAACGAATCTTACACCAATAAAGGTCGTGCCCTTGGTGAACTGGGTCACCCAGATGGTCCCCAGATCAACCTGGATCGAGTGTCCCATAAGATTGTGTCTTTGACCCAAGAAGGTAATAACTTTGTAGGTAAGGCACAAATTTTGTCTACCCCTATGGGCAAGATCGCTGAGTCCCTCATTAGTGAGGGTGTAAAACTTGGCGTTTCCTCTAGGGGAATGGGATCCATTACTCAGCGTGATGGTATCAGTTATGTTGGCGAAGATTTTATGCTCGCCACCGCTGCTGATATTGTTGCCGATCCTTCTGCTCCCGACGCTTTTGTGGACGGAATTATGGAAGGGAAAGAATGGGTCTGGGAAGGCGGTATGCTTCGCGAAAAGTCTTGTAAGGCAATTGAAGAGAGTATAAATACCGCTGTAGATGAAGGAGTGCTTGAGGCACACAAGTTGCGCCTTTTTGCACAATTCCTTTCAGATCTATAAAACTCTAAATAATAACAGCAATAACTAGGACTTACGGAAACTAACCGATGGCTGAAGCGAAACAAACACTAGATGAAATGGAGAACCAGGTTACTAAAGGTGCAGCTAAAGCGGATCCTATGCCAAAGGCTCCCAACTACGTGCCTGATAACGCCGCGATCGAAGATCTCGGTGGACCAACTCCTACTAATTCCAGACCAGATGACGACAGCAATAAGCTGAAGACACCTGGCGCATCCTTTGCCCAATCAGGCGACGTTCAATTTAGGAACGCTGCTGGCAAAGTTCAACTTCCAGGACCTGCTGCTCTGAAGAGCACTGGTTATGGAAAAGGTGCCAACGAAGAAACCGAATCCGAGGAAGAGGTGGTTGCAGAAACCCCCGAAACCCAAGATCCTGTTGTTGCTGAAGAAGAGCAAGTCGAAGCCATCGATATCGATGTGTCTGAAGACGTTGCTGCTCTGCTCGAAGGAGAAGAACTCTCTGCCGAGTTCCAAGAAAAGACCGCTACAATCTTTGAAGCTGCTGTACGTAGCAAGATTGATCAAGTGGCAAGCACTCTGGAAGCTCAGTTCAGCGAAGCATTTGACCAAGAGGTCGCTAGCTTCAAGACTGAGATGACCGAGCGTGTTGATTCATACCTAGAGTTCGTTGCGAACGAGTGGATCAACGAGAATGCGCTGCAGGTCGAATCAGGAATCCGAGGTGAACTTTCGGAATCCTTTATGACGGGTCTCAAGACCCTTTTTGAAGAACATTATGTTGAAATCCCTGAAGATAAATATGATGTCTTAGAAGCAATGACTTCTAAGTTAGATGAAATGGAGACAAAACTCAACGAACAGATCGACAGCAACGTCGCATTGACTCAGCGACTGTCGGCGTCTGTTTCTGACAACATCCTCGATGAAGTAAGTGAAGGTCTGGCACTGTCCCAAAAGGACAAGCTTTCGGAACTCTCTAAAGGTGTTGAGTTTGAAAGTGAAGAACAGTACCGGGAAAAGCTCGCTACTTTGAAGGAATCGTATTTTACGAAACCTGTAGTTGAGTCCCAAGAAGTTAGCAGCGAAGAGAGCATCGTCGAAGATCATTCTCCGGCAATGAATGCATATCTCAGTGCTCTAACTAAGTTCCAATAGTATTAGAACAACACCCCCAACCCCTAATAGGTATACCCAATGTTCAATTCTGGATCCCTCCAGAAGAAGTGGGCACCTCTGCTAGAGGCCGAAGGACTTGATTCAATCAAGGACAACCACCGCAGAGCTGTAACAGCCCAACTTCTCGAAAACCAAGAACGTTTTCTCCGTGAGGAGCGTGCATTCCTGAGCGAAGCACCCCCTACGGTCAACACAGATCCCGGCGGCGCAGGCACCGCTGGTTTTAGTGGCGGCGCTGGTGCCGCTGGTCCTGTCGCAGGTTTCGACCCTGTGCTGATCAGCTTGATCCGTCGCTCCATGCCCAACCTGGTCGCTTATGACCTCGCTGGTGTTCAGCCGATGAACGGTCCTACTGGACTGATCTTCGCAATGCGTTCACGCTACGACAATCAGTCTGGCACAGAAGCATTCTTCAACGAGCCCGATTCGGCATTCTCCGCACAGAACTCTGCTGCCAGCTTGGCACAGGGTGACTACACCGGAGCAACTGATGGTGGCACTGCTGTTGGTTTCGGTACGACCGCCCAAGGTGGTAGCAACCCATCCATCCTCAACGGTGGTGCAGACAACGCTTACAGCACTGGACAAGGTTTCAACACCCAAGCTTCTGAAGCACTGGGCGATGGTGCCTCGAACGACTTCCGTGAGATGGCGTTCAGCATCGAGAAAGTCTCGGTGACCGCCAAATCACGTGCCCTGAAGGCCGAGTACAGCCTTGAGCTTGCTCAAGACTTGAAGGCAATTCACGGTTTGGATGCCGAAGCGGAACTCGCCAACATCCTCAGCACTGAAATCCTTGCTGAGATCAACCGCGAGATCATCCGTACGATCTACAAGTCCGCCGAAGCTGGTGCTCAAACAAACACTGCCACAACTGGCGTGTTCGACCTTGACACCGACAGCAACGGTCGTTGGATGGTTGAGAAGTTCAAAGGAATGATCTTCCAACTGGAGCGTGATGCTAACGCTATCGCACAAAGAACTCGTCGCGGGAAGGGTAACATCCTCCTTTGCTCCGCTGATGTTGCTTCTGCCCTGACCGCCGCTGGTCAACTGGACTACACCCCTGCCCTGTCAGCCAACATGAATGTTGATGACACCGGCAACACCTTCGCTGGTGTGCTCAACGGTCGCTATCGCGTCTACATTGACCCGTTTGCTGCTAACCTGAGTGCTGATCAGTATTACGTGATGGGCTACAAGGGTTCTAACCCTTATGACGCCGGTCTGTTCTACTGCCCTTACGTGCCCCTGCAGATGGTTCGCGCCGTTGGTCAGGACACCTTCCAGCCAAAAATCGGATTCAAGACTCGCTACGGCATGGTCGCGAACCCCTACGCCGAAGGCACCACACAGGGTCTCGGACGTATCACCGCTGGTTCTAACCGCTACTACCGTCGCGTCAAGGTGCAAAACCTTATGTGATATTGCCCCTGGCAATCACAGTCATCAAGACTCCCTTCGGGGGGTCTTTTTTTATGTGTATGTAATTACAATCTTTCTATGCTGGGTCTTCTTATCACAGCACAAGTAATATGCTACTTCTCCATCTAGTAGACCAGTTGCCCTAGCAATTAGATCCATAGCAGCAAGTCTATTTGCTTCAGGACCTGCCTCAGGTTGTTCTCTATGCTTCTTCCACATCTCAGCAACCATATCAACATTATGAACAACACCAATATGTTGTGGTGGTTGTGATTGCCACTCGTCAAGTTTCTCTTGAGTAGTATCTGCAATACGAAAAGGAGTGCCGTCCTCAATAAATTCTTCGTTCATTTTTTTATATGTTTCTGGCGTAATTTTCATATTGTTTTTCATTGACCAACAGGGTTTACAGAGAGGAACCATCCTCAATTGAGGGCACTGATCCGCTGGAGTTAGTTTACCACAAGAACTACATTCTATCTCCCACATTTTCATAATGTTCTTTCTAACCTTTCTGTTGGTTGATCGGGGAAATCCCTTGGTCTACTGTCTGTTGCGTTATCAGTCTTAGGAGAACCTTCGTTCGCCTTCATAGTGTGCTGATAGTTTGGTCTAGGGTATCTAATACGAAAGGGATCAGGCATCCAATAGGTTACCTGCCATTCTTGTTCAGGACATAACTCTAGATGCTTCTCTACGCTGTGTGAGAAACTACCCAGTTGAATGTAACCATCATGACTAATGCATCTGCCGTTGCCAGTATCAACCAGGAACATCATCTTGCTACTCATAGATGTTCTTGCTCTGGATTGAGGTTCTTTACAAATTGCACAGGATCCCTTTCGGACTTGTGTACCCAATGGTATCGCATGCATTCAAACATGGGATCCCACATTGTAACACACGTATAATCAGATTTTTTATTTTCAGTCGTCACGATTTTTGAATTTATTTATAGTAATGTAAAAAGTTTAGAAATGTTAGTAAACAAAGACAAAGTTACCTAGATAGTCTTAGTGTTAGGAGGACCCATGAAATGAAACTCTCAACTACTTTATGCTTTTTACTATGAGTTCACCTTACACAATTTTATATGCATAACATAATCTCACGCAACATTTTATCCGAGTGGGGTAGATTGGAAAAATCTGTAGAATCCCTCGAAGGAACAGAAACACAGATGGAGAAAATCAACGACTACTTTGAATGTATTATTGAATGTGAGGACGGTGCATCTGCCTGTAAACGAATATGTAAAGAGATCTTAGTATAGGCATCGACAACATGAACCCCCTCTTGAGTTAGAGGGGGTTTTTTGGTATAGTAAATAGGGTAACGTCATTGCAACCATGAAAGACCAGAACGCTATTTTGTCTTCAGAAAGCAAACAGGTCAAATGGAACCGTGGGTTAGACCTCTTTATTGAATCAGTTTTGAAACCGGATTCAACACTTAGAGATTGTGCTCACAACCAGCAATGCTATAATGAACTTATGGATGTCAGGAAAGACGTTCTTGAATACCTGAAATCTAAACGTTGGCATGCCTAAAAATTCAGTAACTAGGGAAGAGTTGATCACCCGAGTTCTCAAACTAAAAACAGAATTGTACGATGGTTCTTGGTCTGCTAAGAACCACGACTGGCACGAAGGTGGACATACCTCTTTGAATAGAGTTCTTGATATATTAGAAGAGTATCGCCTCTAAATAACTCGATGCTGCAACTAGGTTTTGGAAACCGGTGTTAGAGGTGCTACTCCTCCATATAAACTAAACGAACCTACGAACAGGAACTTCCTGAGTGTCGTTGGGTTTGATTTTATTTTGAATCGTTGCCCTAAGGTTAGTTTTTACTGTAACCAGGCAAATATTCCAGACATTACTTTAGGAGTAGCAAAACAGGCAACCTATTTGAGAGACATTCCTGTCCCTGGAGACAAACTTCAGTATGGGGATCTGTCTCTTCAGTTCATGGTTGATGAAAACTGTGAAAATTATTTGCAGATCTATGACTGGATCACGGGACTGGGGTATCCAGAGTCCTTACAGCAGTATGATGATCTAAAACGAAACAGCAGGTTCTATCCTACTGAAGATGCTCCATTCAATGAGCGTTCTGATGGAACTTTGATTGTCTTGAACAGTGATTATAACCCTGCGGTGAAGATCAAATTCAAGGAAATGTTCCCAATCAGTCTGTCAGGTATACCTTTCAGTGCTATTGAGACAGAAGAACGTTACTTTACAGCAGCAGTAACCTTCAAGTATACTATTTTTGATATGATTGATGTCCTTGGAAAGAAAGTCTAGTCCTCTTAGTCTCGAAAACATCCAAGAGATGTGGACTAATGATGCCAAAATGAATCAGGATGAATTGGATACGGAGTCACTCAAGATTCCCCAATTACATGCCAAGTATTATGGACTATATAATACAATCCTACTGATGAGGAAACAAAACGAACAAATTTACAGTTCGTTGTTGCTTCAAAGGAGAAATTTTTACACTGGTAAGGCAACTGCTGCTGTATATGAAGCAGAACCATTCCCTTACAAGGTCAGAGATAAGGATGACCTCAAGTTATATCTTGAGTCTGACGAGAAGTTATCCAAAACGAGACTAAAAATTGAATACTTCGATTCAATGCTGAAATACTTGGAAGAAATTCTAAGGCAAGTAACGAATCGCACGTATCAAATCAAAAATGCCATCGAATGGCGGCGGTTCTCTTCTGGTTATGGCTGATCTTATCATAAAAAAGAAGAATGAAGTATATCTCATTATAGAATGTGACCCACATATACAGCATGAACTTCAAGACCAGTTTACTTTCGAGGTTCCTGGTGCAAAATTCATGCCTCAATACAGAAGTAAGTATTGGGACGGTAAAATTAGATTATTCAACGTCCAGAAAGGAGAAATTTACGTAGGTCTTCTGGATAAAGTCTGTCAATTTTGTAAGAGATATGATTATACCTTTGAATTCAAAGACTCAAAGCACTACGGTCTACCCTACCAGGAAGATCCCGGTATTTCTATACAAGGAGTAAAGGATTGGTTGGGGGTAATCTCCAAATATACTCCTAGAGACTATCAAGTTGATGGCGTCTACGATGCCTTGAAAAGAAAACGACGATTGATTATTTCCCCGACCGGTTCGGGCAAGTCTTTGATGATCTACGCTGTTGTGCAGTATCATACTGCCCATCAAAGAAAGATCTTGGTCATTGTTCCTACCACATCCTTGGTAGAACAAATGTATAAGGACTTTGATGACTATGGATTGGATGCTGATAAAGAGTGTCATAGAATCTATGGTGGTAAAGATATGAACAGCGACAAGACTGTTATTATATCAACTTGGCAATCAATTTACAAACTGGATAAGAAATGGTTTAGACAGTTTGATGTAGTTATTGGTGACGAAGCACATAACTTCAAGTCTAAATCTTTGGTAGGCATCATGACCAAGATGCATGACACTGCTTATCGTTATGGGTTTACTGGTACATTAGATGGTACCCAAACCCACAAGTGGGTATTAGAAGGACTGTTTGGTCCTTCGTATAAAATTATCAATACAAAAGAACTTCAAGATGCTGGGTACCTAGCAAAACTGAACATCAAAGTTCTTCTTCTCAAGCATAAGCAAACTCCATTCGAGACTTATGAAGATGAAGTGCAGTATCTGATTGGTCATGAAAAGAGAAACAAGTTTATAAAAAATCTAGTCCTAGACATAAAAGGCAATACGTTGATCCTGTTTAGTAGGGTTGCCGCCCATGGAGAGGTTCTTTTCAACCTCATAAATACTGATGACCGGAAGGTCTTTTTTATCCATGGTGGCGTTGATGTCGAAGAACGGGAATCAGTCCGT